GTAACTCCGATTATTTTCAAGGCAGTCAATACGATAAACAAAACCAAAATGATCTTGAATATGATCAGACTCAAAAACCTCTCCATTGTAGAGCCAAGGATTTTCATAACTCATAAAGCTCTAAAATTATATGAGCCTTATTTATCCCTTGAACCCTGACAGAGTTATTTTATTGCACATCAAGGGCCCGTGTCAAGTATGCCTTGACCATCAATGAAGTCAATTAATAATTTGGCCCAAAACTCGTGATACTCTTCCGGATAATGCATCGCCCATCGTCTTTCATTTTGAGCATTTTTCCAATCATGATGGTGTGTAGCAACTCCCCAATAAGAATATGAGTTATAAAGTTTATATGTATCGGAATCTTTATATACTACTTTATTTGTTTTATGATGACCTAAAAAATTCTTTTTGTTGATTAAACCCCAGTTTCCTTTATACCAATAACTACTTGCGTGAAATACATATGGTATCTTATACTGTTCACATATACTTTGTACAATAAGAATTTGGGATAAGGCTTTAAAATGTAAAAAATCCTCACTATTTGTTTTTAAATAATTCTCATAATGAGGTATAAACTCAGAATCAACCTGAAGTTTCATGTCAGTATATTCATCATGAAGCAATAATGAAGGACAACAATGTAACAACTTGTCCGGCAATTTTACATAAGTTCTTGATGGGTCACAAAAATTACATAATACAAATACAGATTCATTTTTTATCAAAGATTTTTGTATTCTTATCATAAATTGTCGAATCAACCAATCATTACTTCCACCACTAACAGCAAAGTTTTCATAGTCAAATCCATAGTGTTTGGCAATATGTGCAGGATAAGCCCTCTCATAACAACTAGCTGAATATAATTCGTCTATTTCAGCTCCTGCAGTGTGACTGTCACCAAATGCAAGTAATGTTCTTTTCATGTCCAAACCTTAACTTGATGAATTTGTTCCCACATCTTTGCCTGGTGACAATCATTAATTATTGGTTCTCCTTTTATATTTAAACTCGTATTCAATAACATGGGACATCCGGTTCTCTCGTACCATATTTCCAAGAGTTCTCTAAATTGTGGGTTATCTTCTTTTGATACGGTTTGAACTCTACTTGTGTTATCTGTATGAACTATTGCTGGATATAAGTCTGGTCTCCTACATTTAACCGTAAACTGCATGTACGGAGTTTTACTTGTAGGCATTTCAAAGTAGTCATTGGCCATTTCCTCTAAAATTACGGGAGCAAATGGTCGGAATGGTTCCCTTTTTTTAATAGAGTTTACTAGATCCTTAACATCATTACCTCTCGGATCAGCAATTAAACTTCTATTACCTAACGATCTTGGACCAAATTCCGCACGACCTCTAGCAATTCCGCATACTTTATTTTTTATAAGATAATCAACGATCTCATCATTGGACGATTGATACCCTAAATCAAATCCTAGATAAGGTCCAGACCATTCTATGTGTTTCTTTGTATGTGATAGTACGGATCCAATTGAACTGCCATCATCTCCAGGTGCAGGCATAATCCAAACATTATCAAAGTACTTGTAACAAATTGAATTTGCAACGCAATTCAATGCACACCCACCCATCAAAACTAAATTTTTACTCTTAGATATTGAAAATGCTTTTAATAAAACCCTCTCAAACAGAAATTCATATACTTTTTGAGTAGTTGCAGCAATATCAAAAATGTCCTGTTGAGAAGTTAGGTCTGGTCTCCACCATTTACATCCTCGATGGAGATTCATTTTTATTTGAAATGGGTGTTTGTCCGAAAGTTCAATGAAGTCATTGAGGATGTCTGAGAAGAGTCTAGACGGGTCGCCAAAGGCGGACATGCCCATCAGAATGTACTCCTCTTCATTTGGTTTTAAACCGCACCTCTGGGTCATTGCAGAGTACCACAGACCCAAACTAGAAGGGTATTGATGAGAATACAATTTTTTAAGTCGATTGTTTTCTCCTTGCCATATGGTAAAAGTATCAAATTCTCCTATGGCATCCAATACGACTATTACAGCATCATCAAATGAACTGGTGTAATAACCAGCAGCTGCATGACTATGATGATGAGTAGTATATTTGATAGGAACTTTTAACGAAGTTTTATCAAAAATATATTTTGATATGTTATTTTCATTTACAGTAAATCCTTGTCCAGCAAATAACTGTCTGAGTGTTTTCAATCTTGGACTTTCATACCAATAAATTTGGTCTGGTTCACCAAAAAATAGAGCTTGACTAATCAAACTCTGATTGATGTGAGGATCATTTTTTATTTTACTAAATCTCTCACTAGAACTTACAAAGATCAAACGGTCATCATCAAAAATACTTAAAGCAGCATTATGACTGTTTGATGATATTCCCCACTTAATCACTTGTATATAAAAGGATCGCGTTTTTGTAAAGATTTTAATCTCTTTTTAAAATCTCTTTCTCTTTTCCAATTAGAAATAAGATTCCAAACTTTTCTAATCATTAGAAAGTTAAATCACTAAAATTTATTTAGACATAAAAAAAGAGTCCGTCAAGCGGACTCTCGAATTATTAAAGATTTAAATCAATCTTCTTCACCATCTTTTCTGCCCATGTTTTTCCAATTACCTTTTTCATCTTTTTCATACTTATATTGAGAAGGTGAATATCTACCTAAACGAAGTCTTTTATGCTTTTCATCTTCGGATTCAGGTCTTCCCCTTTCCTCATCTTCTTTACGCTTTTGGGATTCACCCGAAAGAGCACTTAAACTGGTTCTTCTGCCTTCATCCACATAGTCTTCATTAGCCTGCATTCTTTTTCTTCTTCTAGCGGCAGCACGTTTAATACTTGATTCCTTATCAGCAGCTCTCTCAGTATCTCTCACATTTTGTGGAGTGCGATTTTTGTTTTCTCTATCAATTGCGGCACCAGTAGCAGCAATACGTGCATTAACAGCACTACCTACAGTTCTATCGGAAAGTTCATCCAGTTGGACGCCATAAGACTCTAGAATGGACTCTTTCCATTCTTCACTCATATTGACCATGATGACCATTGCAGCGTCTTCAGACTCTGCATAACCCTCGTCTAGAAGGTGTCCTTTGACTAGATCAAAGATGTCTACGCCAGCCTTCACTACCGTAGGAGTTTTTTCAGCAGCTGCAGTTCCTTTATTATAAAGAGCTTTATTAACTTCCGCTCTTGAACCACCTTGTTGTCTAATTTTTTGTGCTTGAGCAAGTTTTGGATTTGCTTTTGCCCACTGGTCCATTGCAGATGGTTTTTCTGCTGGTTTTGCGGGTGCTGCAGGAGTTGAGGGTTTCGCGGCAGAAGTTGCAGCAGGTTTTGGAGTAGTAGTTGCAGCAGGTTTTGGAGTAGCAGTTGCAGCAGGTTTTGGAGTAGCAGTTGCAGCAGGTCTAGCGGCAGGAGTTGCAGCAGGTCTTGCTGGAGTAGGTTTCGTGGGGGTTGGTTTAGTTGCAGTTGGTTTTGTTGGTTTTGGTTTATTACCACCAGATAATCCTCTGGAAAATCCTTCACCTGCTTTGGATCCAAGATAACCCCCAGCAAGGGCTCCAAGAGGTCCACCAACAGCACCTAGAGCTCCACCAAGAACTCCACCAGCTACTTTACCTACATTCAGTTCATCAAGTTGTTCGGAACTCTCATTGAGTTCTTCTAAATCCGAATCAATTTGATAAATTGAAGCATATGATTCATACAAACCTTTAATTTGTTCTGACATTTTATTAAATAGAAAACGTTTCCTATTTTCTATTTATAAAAAAAGGGGGTCCTAAGACCCCCTACTTGATTATTTTGCGACGTTAGTTGATTGAACTTGTTGAACAGTTGGTTCATTAAGTGTAATGACTGTTCCGCAAATAGCAAGAGAAATAACAGTAACAAAAGAACCGATAAGAGCAATTTTAAATGTATCTGTGGAGAGAAGGTTAGTCATAATAAAGTTGGTGAAACAACTCGTATACTAACCAATTCCCGTTTTTTTGTCAAGGGCCAATCCCCTATCTAACGACTTGCGCTCCAACTTTTCTACTGACAGCAAGTTCATTTCCTACTGCTCTACCAACTTTTTGTGCAGCTTTACCTGCACTCTTAACTGCACCACCAACTGCTTTTGCTCCTGATCTTGCAGCACCACCAGCTGCTCGTCCTACTGCACCAGCAGTTCTACCTGCGGCTTGAGCTGCTCTTACTCCAGTTCCTACTGCTGTTTGTGCAGCAGTCTTAACTGCTTTCGCAACAGGTGTTGCAACTCTTCTTGCTGTAGATCCAGCAGCTTGTCCCGCTTTTTGTGCTACATTGCCAGCTGCACGTCCTGCGCGAACTGCGGTTCCAACAGCAGTTTGTCCTACTGCTTTTGCTGCACCACCGACTGCTTTTGCTGCTCTACCTGCGGCAGAAACACCCTTGTCCAAAGCTCCTGCACCAGATCTCACTGCGCCAGCACCAGCACTAGCAACTTTTTTTACACCACCGATTGCTTTACCTGCAAGATCTCCAAAAAATCCTTCTTGTAGAATAGAAGAATCTAATAGTTCTTCAGCAACAAGGATCTCATCAATCCAATTTTCATTCATAGCCGACATGATGATCTGAGCATCATCAGTATTTTCCGCCATTCCTACGTTGACTAGATGTTCGGCAACAACGAAATATGCATTTGTAATAAACTCTTCAGTAAGAACTTCTTCCCAAAGATAATCTTCCCAAATTAAATCTTCTTCAATTAATTCTGGGGTTTCATACACTTTAGAATAAGCTTCGACTAGGGCCTTGACTTTATGTGATTCCATGTTAGATACAATATATCGGTTTTGTATGATATTATTTATCCCTTACGTGACTTTAATAACAATCAATACCTTCAAACACTGGAGAACATATTCTCATGGGAGGTGAAAGTTTCTTGCAGTCTTCGGTATGACATAAAGTCTCATCATTTTTTTCATCCATATATTTTGGTTTATATTTTTTATTCGTCTCTTCAATGATACGATCATACTCTTTCGTGATATTACTTATAGCCTTATCCACATCTCTTTCGATTCTTCTACCAAGTTTTTCTGGATCATTGACAATAAAATCATTTAAGATATCAATTTTCAAAGTCCTTTGAATCTCGTCTAACAAATCCCAAAGTTTTGATTCTGAAATCTTGGTACATGAAGCAAAAGATGTTATAATGGCTGATAAAACCACTCCAATTACTGCGTATTGAACTATAGTTGGTTTCTTTTTACCAAAATTAAAATTAAACTGCATGGTAATAAGTAGTTCTATTACTACTTATAAGAACCAATAAATATAAAAATAGGGAAAGACTGAGGAAAATTAATGTCTAGACTCGGGATCAATACTGGTAATAATCCCAATGATGGTCAGGGAGATCCATTGAGAGTTGCAATGGGTAAAATCAATAGCAACTTTTTAGAAATATACAATTCAATTGGAGATGGATTTGATCTTGTCAGTTATGCAAGTACGGCAGGAATATCAACACTTGCACGAAATTTAACTGGATCTCCGAGAATTAGTGTTAGTGGTATTTTAAATACAGGTATTACCACAACTGAACATATAGAAGTTAGAAATATTACATCTACTGGAGTAGTCACTGCAACTCAATTTGTTGGGGATGGGTCACAACTTACCAACGTAACTGCACTTGTTGGTGGACTTGAAGTTTTAGATGACAACGTTAGAATGGGAGTTGCAAGGGAATTAAACTTTGGCGCAAATATTATCTCTACTGGTCCAGATGGAGTTGGAAGAGTAACAATCTCTGTACCATCTATTGTAGCATCAGCCACATATGCAGATTCTGCTGGTATTTCTAGTTACTCGGAAATTGCAGGCATTGCAACAATATCTACAAATGCTGGATTTGCAGAAACCTCTAATACCAGCAATTATTCATCTAATTCTGGTATTGCCACTTTTGCATCTATTGCTGGTGTCGCAACTGAATCTACAATTGCTGCGTTTGCAACAATTGCAGGAGTCTCCACAGTATCCTTTGGGATTACTGGAACACCCAACATTATAGTTGGAGTCGTAACAGCAGACTCTTACAATGGATCTGGTTCAAGATTAACTGGAGTCATTACATCGATAGTAGCCGGAACAAATATTAGTATCTTACAATCTGCAGGTATTACTACTATAAATGCTTTTAGTACAGGTACTGCTGTTTTTGAAAGTTTACAATCACAACAACTAAATGTTTCTGGTATTATAACTGCTTTAGGTGGATTTATTAGTTCCGGCAGCACATCACCAGTTCAAATAAGTGTTTCAAATGGTAGATTAGTATTTTCCGTTGCAGGAATTGGATCTACTTCTTTTGTTTTGGGATAATCCTAAATAAGCTGCCCAAAAAATCATAGGAAAAATGAAAAGACTATTATTGGCCTTTTCGTTATTCTTCGCAATTCCAGTTAATGCTGCTGAAATTACATCAAAAATTACTGATTCTATTCAATTGAGAGTTGATGGTGCTGCTGTCCAATCAACAAGAATCGGTGCTTCATATTCCGCATCAGGAACCAACATCCAATCTACATCTTTTGGTGGTGTAGGTGGTGCTGGAACCTACGATATCAATACTCCAGGTCAGGCATTCACTTTCTCGGAAAGTTTCAATGCTGATGATACTCCTGTTACTACTCAAACAGTTACGAATGGTGTTATTGGAACTCCAAATCTCTATGGAGATAGTGTAACTCAAGTTGGTGGTGATAAAGGAACCCTCGCAGGCACTCTTTCCCCAACTGGTGTCCCTACTGTTACTGCTGGTGGTGCAGGGACAAGTGCTACTGCTCAGAGAACAATCGAGTTAAGCGTATTCAAATGAGATACATATCTCCCGTTTTGCTTTTAGCAGCGGGAGTCATTTGTACTCCCGTTTACGCTGAGAGCGTTGTGCCTAATTTTACCAGAGGCACGATTACTGCAACGACTGAATCAACTACAAAGATTATAGAAGCTATTCGTCAAGTTGAATATACAACTGGCACATCATACACTGTGACTGGAACTAATATCAACATTCCTGGGTCTCCGGCTCCAGGAACAAATTATAGTATCATGACTCAGGGTGCTCCATTCCAGTTCAGTGAAACTTATCTCGGACCTGGAGTGGCTAAGGAAACATGGATAGATCGCACCACAGAAACACAGTCTACTACAAACTCTGTGTCTGTCTTTACGCAATAGGAACTCTTTGTTATGGGAAGGTTTACGCTCAATCTGCTCCTTCTAATACTAATATCGCTGGTCCTAGTGCTTCCGCTACAGGTAATGTTACTAACCAAGCTGTCCAAGTCCTACAAGGACCGTTCGCAGTTAATACCTACGGATCTGGGGTTAGTTGTCAAGGACCAACGATGAGTTTGTCTCCCTTTGCTTTGGGAAGTTTCAATGGAAGTAAAGATCCCACAACTCACCAATCCCATAATGGAAACTTTGGCATGAGTTTAGGGTTCAACCTCCCTCTCGATGGATCACTACAAGAGATCTGTAAAACAAGAGCAAGGGTTGAGATTACTAGGCAACAAGCAGAAGCAGATAAAGCACGTCTGGATTTTGAATTAATTAGGTTATTAAAATGTGGAGAATCCATTAAAGCGGGAATTAGTTTTCACCCAGATAGTCCATACCATAAAATCTGTGCAGATGTTGTCGTAAAGTACCCCTCTGTCAAACAAGCGGCGGCACAATGAATGAGATACCAACCATTAATGCCAAGGGAATTGACAATTTACAAATAAATTCCAACGGGATTCCCAAGATTGGAATTGGAGGCCCTAGCATAATCCCAACCATAGATCCTCCAGTAACGAGATCAACTGAAGTTCCTGTAGTTAAGGGTCTGGCTCTTCCTGTGTTTCAGGCACCAGACTCTTCTATCAATTATCCTGTGATTAATGTTCCAACACAAGAGGAGTTTGATGCTGCTGTAAATGCAGAGCGTCAAAAGCAAGCACAAGAACAACAGGAAAAAACTAGGGGGTTACCAGATACTACCCCCCCTCCTCAACTGCCTCAGGTTGTTCAAACCCCTCCTACTCAAACGCCTATTGCTGAGATACCAGTAGAAACTAAACAATCCCTTCAAGTTGCCGGATTGAATATTGATCTTCCCGATCCTTCTTTAGTTGCTACTGCAGGAGCTGTTGCAGTAGTTACTACTGCTGCCACGATAGTATCAACGACTGTACTCAATGCATTAAAAAATGCTGCTGAACCTTTAATTAAGGAAGCAACAAAAAATAAATTTAAAATTAAAATTAAACAAGTTAAACCCGTACTACATTATGTACTAGCCGAATCAGGTCATATTGATGTCTTTGAATATTCAGCTGAAGGAACTCGTCTAGTAGAACAAGTGGATAACGTAGAACAATATATTCGTGATCAAGTAGATATCAATACTCTCTACGAAATAGACAACAAAATTATTATCGACGATGTGATTGCAGACAAGTTTACAAAAGAAGGACAAAAGAGATTTAAACCACTATTTGCCCCTGCTAAAAAGATTGCTAAGAAATTATCTGCAAGATTATCATTCTAAATCCAAATTACAAATTACCCAAGAAATAATTGTAGCTGGCAGCCAAGCAATAACATTATACAACATATCAAAAAATACATTGTCAAATCTAGAGGTTTTCTTCTTCTCTTGATCCTGTTCTTGAGATTGCGGAATTGTTTGCGTCATCCTTCTTCCTCAAATCGGTTTTAAGAGCAATGATTGTTGCTAACAACGACATCAATATTTGTATAGATTGTGAGGTGTTATCATCGCATTTACTCGGTGGTCTCCTATCTTCAGAAAAAGCTTTCACCAAATAAAGATAGTGAAGACTTTTATCTACTTTGAAATTGCAGATCGCATAATTCATAAAAGTCATTCCCACTATCGATGCCGCAACAAAAGTGACCAATAGTGGAACTATATTATCTAAAGTTGGATACTTAATTTTCCGCTTGGCCATTTTATATTCACTTCGTATTATTTAGTTTTTCTTTTAATAACGTCCCAAATTCTTTGAAACTCGGGAAAAGTTTCAATAACACTCTCATTCCTCATTTTATCAAATTTTCTCATGGATCTTAAGAAATCTGGAATTAAAGTTTGTTCTTGATATAGATCAATATACTTTATCAAACTCTCATAAAAAATTACAGACCTTTCAGAGTTATTAGGAATTAAAAAGTTGTCTATGTGATTTCTTATATTTTCTTTTGCAGCCTCTTTTGTTTTCCTATCCAAAATCCAAACAGACATTTCTCTTGGAGTTTGCATGAAGTTCAAAAAGAAATAATCTATATTTTTCATCAGTCCACTATTATACAAATATTGATGCAAAGTAACCACATCAAAAATATTCAACGCTTGGACTGTACAATCAAAATGTAATTCGTGAGTAATTTCTTTATCTTTAAATCTTTCTCTGAACTGTTTAGCATGAGAAACAAATTTATCCCAATTGAATCCTTTTCGGATTAACTCACCCCTTGCTCCCACACCATCGACACTGATATGAATTTCTACACTTCGATTAAACTTATCCCACAGATCAAAAATGTGTCTACCTTTGTAAACGAGATTACTAAAGTTACTGTTATAGGCTAAAGTTACTTTATCATTTCTACGCAACTCAATTAGTTTATCAAGTATTTTCCAGTGTTCATCTATAATTAAAGATTCACCTCCAGAAAAATATAAATGTTTTACCATTTTAAGGTAAGGTTCAGTCTCTTCATAAGTTTTTTCAGCAGCATTCCACCTACCAGAAATTTCACCTCGTTCTTCTAATTCAAAACTAGAACTCGAAGTCCAACTACACATTCTACATTTAAAATTGCAGGTGTTACTCAGTTTTAAATCCCACCAAATAAATCCAGGTTTGTTAACACTATAATCATCATTTGTACCATATACTAATTTCCTATTCTCATAAAATAAATTATTGATAAGGTCTTGTCTTAAAGAACTTTTTCCTGCGGCTTGATTGTTATAACATACCTGACAACTTTCGCTAGGTAGTTCATTAATCATATTTTCACGAAGTTTTCTTATCGGTTCATCATTCCAAATTTCCGATAAAGATTTTTCTTTGATATCTCCATAGATGTATTCTGAAACACAGCATGGTTTAACTTCACCGTCTTGGCGAATGTCTAAAGCTAACCAAGGGGCTACACAAAAAACTTCACCATCTAGGTTAATTTTATTCTTATCAATCATTGCTCAAAATCCCCTTCAATTCAGGAAAAACTTCTAAAGAATTTTCATTTCGTATACAATCTAGTGCAGACATGTATGATTTAAAATAAGGAACTAGATGATCTCTTTTTTCTTCAGATAAAAGTTTGAGAACAGATATGTACTGTTTAATGGACTCATTAGCCTTTGCAGGTACAAGATAATTTTCGATATGATATTTAATTTTTTGAGCCAATAATCTTCTTGAATCTGTATCGTGAATCAGAACGGACATATAATCAGGATTATGGAGAATGCACAAAGTAAAATCATCCCAATTTTTAATGATACCTCTCAAGTAAAGTTCTTTATGGGCATCCATTGTATGGAAACAATTCGTGGCTTGAAAGACATAGTTAATTTTTACATTAGTATTTGGGAATTTACTTCTAAACATTTTGAAATTGTCTAGAAACTTTTGCCAATCAAATCCTTTTCTAATTAATTCACCCCTTTTATCTGTTCCATCAAAACTTACGGACAGATATAGATTTGGAAATTTTTTCCAAAGATCTAGAACATTATCATCCTTATACTTTAGAGTACTAAAATTCGTATTGTATGATAGTCTAACAACTGTATTTCTATTCTTTTCGATTAACTTGCGTAAAATTTTATAATGATGGTCTGTAATTAAAGGTTCACCACCGGCAAAATAAACTTCTTCAACAATATCATACAATGGTTCAATATCCTGATGAACCATATCCACATCAATTTTTGGATACTCGCCTTCTATGTTAAACTCTTTCCTAAGCTCACGTTCCCAGGCACTACTATATCCAGGACTACACATCCTACACTTAAAGTTACAAACGTTGTTTAGTCTGAAATCCCAGTAGACAAGATTGAACCTTTCAAAAGTCCCATCCTCCTTAGTTTCTTTTACATAGTCATAATGTTTTTCATAAGTTTGATTCATACTAAGTCTTAGAGAACCATGACCTATTTCTTCTTCTTTATAACATGATGTGCAATAACTAGATTTTTTTCCCGCAATCATGTTGCTACGAAGTTCTCGCATCTTATCATTATTCCAAATCTCTTTAAGAGATTCGTTCATTAGAGAGCCCATCTTGAAATCTCTTGGAGTACCAGCGCACTCAGTAGAAACGACTTCCAATGGGTTTATTGACAGTTCCTCAGTGGGTTCAGTTGTATCATCTGTGGATTCTTCTGCATCATCAGAGATACCCTCTGTACCACATATAGGCATCATGCAGCATGGATAAACATCACCATTGGGTCCAATATTCATATGAACCCAAGGAGCCATGCAAAAAGTTTTATTTTCATTCATAACTAATTTATTGATAACGGATGGGGAAGTTCAATACTAATTATATATGTGATTGTTTGGAGATGTAGTCGGCATATTCTTTATTTGGATGATTGATCAGTCTTTTATGGTAAAAATCTATAACCATTTTTGCAGCTGTACCAGTAAAAAATGCAGGAACTATACCATGTATTATACTCGAAATTCCAATTAAAATCATCTTTACTCCCGCATAAGAAGCCCAAATCAAATGACTTGTATAAGTTTCCTGACTAGATTGTAGGTGTGTCGAACTCTTTTTAATTAAATTAAAATCCATCAGTGGTATTCTCCAATCCTTCAAATATTTTTAAATAATTTTCTCTGTGTTCTAAAATAAAACTTGATGGGTTAGACTTTGTTTTAACTTTAGACCTAAAGTAATCTCTTATCAATTGATTATCCATTTTAATTCCCGTAAAAAATGAATTGGGATTTAAAACTTCATATTTACTTATATGATGAGCCCAACAAATAGTTCCAATTTGAGTATTAATCATTCTAACTACAAAATCTAAATTCGAAAAACCAGGTTCATTAGAATTTCCTAGTATAGACGTTTGCCATATAGCTAAGTATATTTCATTTATTGCAGGATCATATATTATTTTTCCATCCAAAACTGATTTGAATGATTCTAAAATTTGATCATACTTTTTTATATCTACAATGTGTTCATTTATTCTTATAAGATCCGATCTACCATTATGATAGTAACCATCCGATCTAATTATAAATTGGTCATTTGTGCAAACTTTTTTACCATAGATTGGAATGTTTACTTCCAATAAATTTTTTTCAGCAAATCTAATTTTATAGTAGTCATCTATTAGGTTGAATTTGTTCTGAACAAAATTTTCATCGTCTGCTTGATTTGTAAAAATTGGCCCACTAGTTTCGGATGTTCCAAATAAACTTACAATATTTTTTATTTTATTTTCTTTTACATAAGATATCCATTCTTTTTTTATTGTGGACAAGGTGTAAATTGTTGTCCTAGATGGAGGATTTTCATCATTAATACTATTTAAATATCCATCAATATCGTGTGTATAAGCAATCATGATATGATCGAAAATATTTTTATTCCTCATGAAATAATCTTCATGATTAAAATCACAACCATCTCCCCAATAGTTAAAAACATTCTTTACATATTTGGACATCAGTGTTGGAATAAAATATGTTGCTGGCCCACTACCATGTCCTAAACATTTTTCATTGACGACATTCCCATAAAACATTTTAGAATTTCTTTGACACAAATCAAATAAAAATTCGTGACTATGCTCTATAATTTTTGGCGTTCCTGTAGTCCCACTTGACGTACATCTCATCGCAATTGATTTTGGATCAAGTGTTATTTCACGATCATTTTCTTTATTGTACTGATGTTTTTTAATATCTGTATAGTAGATTGTAGTTAAACAATGATTAGTGAGAATAGCAAATTTACTATTCGGTTGTTCCTTTACCGTATTATCATCCTCACAAATGAAATAATGTATAGGAGATAATAATTGAGTCTTAGTGGTTGACTCGGGCGAAATTATAGTAATATTATAATCTACTATTGAAATCGAAAGTCCCAATTCTAAACACGCAAAGAAACTCGCTGTTTTTTTCAAACAAGTGCCATAATATCCGATAAGAACAGTTTCTCCACACTGTATATCATAGTTAGAGAGAAAATAATTTTTAATTTGATCTACTAACTGTTCAAATTCTTGGTAAGAGTATTTTATAAGTTTACCTTTTTCGGTAATATCAAAAAATGTAATTTCTTTATTAATTATATTTCTATCTATTACATTCATATTCTAAATTCCCCCACGATCCAATTCATTATACATTTTTTCCGCAAATAATCTATTTGAATCTCTTCCAAAATGAGCCAGATCTCTTGCATAATCATTAGGAATCGGAGAATAAAATTCACACTCTAAGAGTTTAGCTGTTGTCGGAAAGGTAGAACCCTCGTATAATGGACACTTATCTTTCCATATATTTTTAATTAACTCTACATTTACCATATTGAAAGGAATAAGGTGATCAAGAACTTTAGGTGCGTTCACTGGTTTCAAAGTAGATCCCGTTGATCTTTCAATTGATGCAATTACTTCTGCAGGATGTTCGTGAATATCTTCAAATTTCGTATTCATTAAAACTTGTTCTTTTTGATATATGAGATGTCTAGCCATTCCTGTCCAAAAATATATAACTGCTTTTGGAACTCCATATTTCTTATAAAGCATGAGAGAATTATGGAGGCAGAATTGTATCGAAGATGCACCAACACCAAGATTTACTACAGGAACTTTAGTTAATTCTTCTAAGAAATATGGAATAGTGTGTTGATCGTCATTGCCAGTCCCAAATACATGGGAACATCCAAACATCACTATAGAATTTTTCCAGTCAATTTCATCAAATTCTTTAGCCCTATATCCATGAGAATTTAAAGTATATTTAATAGTATTATTTCTATAGTACCAATCTCTACGTTGAGTTTTTAAATTTTTTTTGTATAACTCACAGGTGTCTATTCCACAAAAATCCCATGACCCAACAACTGAAGTTCTATTAATTATTTCAGGTTCTCCATAGTTATGCACAAATGCATTTGGAAATGGAATGAAATCATTATTTTTTATAGAATCAATTGTATTCAGATTAATCATGTTACTAATCACGTAGACATTATTTTACTTATATATGAAAGGATCTTCTCGATTAATTTCTTTAGCCAGTTTTTTATATTCAATATGTTGATTTATTTTCTTACAAATCCGTGTTAGAAAGTTTAAAATTTTCATAGTCATTAAAGAGAATTGTTATAAAGATAAAAATCCATTTCATATAAATCTGAAAAATTTTTGTTATTCATAGCATACTTCGTAAACACATTCTGACACAAATCGTAAGAGTTTATTTTACAAGTATAATCTTGCATTTTATTGTCATGATTTATTGTAATAGACTTTTTCAACATACTCGATATTTTTTTATTTAAGTCACTATCAATTTTTAAAAGAGTTAAATCTAAATCATATGTAAAACAAAAACTTAACCATGTCAGTTGTGGTATAGTATGGAAGTCAAATATAAATTTGTTATTTTTTAATTCAGCTAAAAATTTATCACAAAATCTTTTATCAGTATCAAAATAAATTGGTTCATGCTCAGGTGAATATAAAAATTCATTTATTCCAGATATCCATCTTTGTTTTGGATTTCTAGTGACAGTAAAAAATTTATATCCGTTTTTATATTTTTCAGGAATTTCCAAGTACTTTATATCTATACAGAATTTGGAACTTGGTATTATTGGAAACTTAATCGAGGTAAAATTTAAAGAATTAATAATCGACGTAGAAGCGTTTTTTGCTATTGGTATGTATATTATTTTCTCTTCCTCTAACACATAAACTTCAAAAAACCTTTCTGATTGGAATTCAAGAGATTTTTTTTGAAAGTATTCAAAAGATATTGAATCATAAACAAGATTATTGTATTTTTCCCAATCAAAATTATCCAAATAATTCATAAAATTAAAACAATAACCTATTAGTATTTACCTTCCACACAATACTCGGATTTCTTATTTGGATAGTATGGATACAGACCTTCCTGTGGTTTCATCCACCCACAACCAATCAACCACTCCATCGTCATAGGAGTAGGTCTTACTTGATCCCATAGAGGACCCTTGGCACACATCTCTAGGTGCTTGACCGTGGTGTTTGCCTGTTCTTCTGCCCAGTTAGCATCTGCTTCCCAGGGCACAGCACGGGACATTCCCATGCTCTCATATGAAGCTCTTGTCATCTTCATCAACCAGACAGGGATCTCATGATCCTGATGAACCTGTGCCATGAAAGATGTTTTCAATCCACCACCCATACAATCTTGAACTACGTGCCATCCTTCGTGTCTCATTGTTCCAAGAAACTCTCTTGGATCTTTGAGAAGAGTTTCATTCACAAAGAACCTATTATACTCTGGTTTGTATAGTCCTACAGTTCTTGGAGTGAAGTATCGTGATGGTCCAACATACACAGGTACATTCACTTTATCCAGTGCAGTCAGAATTGATTTGATCTCTTCTCTGAATGGATCAAAGTCTTTATCTTCTAATATTTTTGATTGTGGTGTCAGTTGTTCTACACCTTCAGTACATTCCAAAAGTATCATACATCCCATCGCCGCAAGACTATTTGACTTTACGGTTGGTTGTTTCTTGACTATTGATTCAGCACTTACTGGGAGTACTAAAGACATCGATAAACCAATTGCTGTTAGGAGTTTTTTCATTCATCCCACCATCCTTCTTCTTTATGTATCCAGACTTTCAAATCTTTTACATACTTTCTCAAGATCTGGGCCTGTTCTTCATGCCAAAAGTCACCCGTCTCCATAAAAAGACGGGTGTGATTATCTATTGCTTTGAGTATCTGATGGATTGGAGCATTCCAACACTCCCTTTTAGGGGTGTTCCATTCTCGTGGCACGGTATTACAAGCGAGTGGACTTCATTATAACGAAAGTATTCCAATTGGCATTGACCGGGACTGATCTCGGTATAACCAACAATCATAAAAGCAATAAATTCAATCATTTCTTTTTGCCACCATTCTTTGCTTTTTTAGCAGTAGCATTGCCTTGGTTCTGTTTGGAGTTCTTTTGACCTCCAGAAGAACCTTTCTTGCCCTTATTTGTGGACTTGGACATTATGCTCCTGTGCGTGGTTGTACTTGACCTTCAAGAAGCTCTACTCTTTCTTCAAGAGATGGTTCTTCCGAAGCAA